TAGGGAGGTGAGTGGAAAATGAAAGGGTACGCTATACGTGGCAATACAGGAGAGTTTATATGTGCTGTCTGCTTTTGCATCGCATTAATTGCAATCGGCTATTTCATCTGCCTTGAAACTCGCCCCAGGTGGTCTTACGATAGTTTTATCCCATTAGGCACAAACAAGCAAGAGAAGGCGATAATGATATTCAACTGTAAGGAGGGCGACCAGTATCACGTCATGGATTCGCACGGCAACAAGCAGGGATTGTTTCAGCAATTTAATTCTTACAAAGGTGAGTAGCCCGTCGCCCACTCCGGTGGGCTGGAATTATAAAATTTAGAGGGGGGATTTATGGACTGGGAAGAATTTATCTTTAATTGTGGCGATTGTATAGCCAAAGATGTTTGCGACAGAAGCAAAAAAGATAGAGAAATTTACTATTGTCAAATAAAAGACGAAGAAATTCAAAAGGGCAAATAAAATCCATCGTGGATTGGGGAGAGGGTGAGATATGGACAAGAAAGAATTGATAGAAAAGTTGGAACAGTTGAATATTGGCGACCCTGAATTCAGCCATTGTGAAGCGGACGATTTGCTGTTAAAATTCATAGACGATGACAAAGTAACAAAAGCGTTTAATGCTATTGAAAAGTGGTATGCATAGCGAAGTCCGAACACGAGAAGGAGTTGAGGGGTGAATGAAAGAACAAATAATTAAAGTAGTAGGGGTTATAGACGTTGACGTTTATAATAATAACAAGGGGTTGCGTATGCTGAAAGAATGCCCATTCTGTAAAGGCGAAGGACTACTTGACGAGATGCCGAGGTACAACAAGCAAAAACGCAATAAAGAAATCCGGCGTGTAGCAAAAGCGCTGGAAGGAACATCAAAAAAGTTTGTACTTTTTAGGATCACGGAGTACCTGCGGGAAAGAGAAACTCGATTGAGTGAACCCCAAATTTACCGCATTTTAAAAAAGCCATAAGTTACTATCATTAACTATCACTTTCATTGTATTTTCAAGAATCCATGTTATAATTATGGCATGGACTCACTCGCAGCCCACTTCACGTTTTCCAGCCTCTCACTAATCGCAAAAATCTATTTCATTCTCTGCCCGATATTATTTGTCGCCGGCGTGTACTACTTCGCCCGGACGATATCAAATAGCACCGAAGCACCCGAAGACGGTAACAAAGAGCCAGTTGCGGAGTAAATCCCCTGGCCTACCTGCCCCGCGTGGGGCTTGGAAACTATCGATATTAAAAAATAATGAGGCTGTTTAAACATGGCATTTGAGAAGGGAAACAAACTCGGCGGCCGCAAGAAGCTCTCGAAGTCTTTCAAGGACTTCGTGAAGGCGCACTCCGTCGAGGCAATCAATAATCTCTGGGCGATAGCAAAAAACAAAGACGAGAAAACAACCGACCGTATCGCCGCCAATAAGATCATCATCGAATACGCCGAGGGTAAGGCTCCCCAGCCGCTGATTGGCGGTGACGGTAAGCCCCTGATCCCGAAAGAAGAGTTTGGCCTCGGGAAATTCACCACGGCAGAGAAAGAAAAAATGCTCAAGAATCTCTTGAATGAAACTAAACGATGACTCCAAGAAAACACTCAAGCATGAGCTTACCATCTCGCTTATCAAGGACTACGCGAAAAAGGGCGACGTGCTCAAGTGGGGAAAGCTCCTCTTCCCGGACAAGTTCCCCCTGCCGTTCTCTGATGAATTGCATGGCTATCTTACTGACATCCGTAACGAGCCCTACACGAACACTGAGGCTCCCCGCAACCATAGCAAGACAACGATTAAGTGCTTTCTGGTTCCTATATTTCAGGCCCTATGCGAGCCAGAGGCGTATCAGCACTACCTGAACGTGCAGGCGACCTCTACGAAGGCCGTAGCGGTCAACCTGGCCATCAGGAGCGAGATCGAGAATAACCAGTTACTGCGCGACATCTACGGCGACCTGGTTGATACAAAGAATAAGTGGACTGAAAAACAGTTCGTTCTTTCAAATGGCGTTATCTTCACCGCGATCGGGGCCGGGGAATCGCTCAGGGGCATAAACCACAACAACGTGCGCCCGGACTACCTCCTCGTAGATGACCTGTACGATGAAGACGACATCAACAACCCGGAATCGACCAAGAAGAAGACGAGTTGGTTCTGGGGCTCGCTGTACCTGGCGCGCGCGAAGTCGAAGCGGTGCTGTATACACGTCCAGGGCACGGCAATAAACAAGGCAGATCTGCTCTTTGAATTGCAAAGCAAGAGCCGCTGGAAGTCGAAGACGTTCCGGGCGATCAAGGACTTCGACACGAAAGAGGTCATCTGGCCCGAGCTGAACAGCTTCGATGACCTCATGGCGGACAAAGAGGACATGCCGTCAACGATCTTCTTCCGCGAATTGCAGAACGAGCGCCGGGATGAGGAGTCAAGCATCATCAAAGAATCCTGGCTCAAGTTCTACGATGGCCCGGCACTACCCGAGGTAGAGGTTGTGAAGGCGCGCAGGCTCGGAGTTGACCCGTCAATCGGCGAGAAGGAACAGAACGATTACACGGGGCTTGCCAGCGTTATTCGGTCACGCAAGGATGGCGAGAACGCGGACCATTACTACGTCGTCCGTGTTGACCAGAAGCACCTAACGATGGATGCCCGGATAAAGACGGTTGAGTCCTGGCACGAATCGGAGAACGCAACCGAGGCGCGCATCGAGGCGATCGCCGGCTTCAAGGACTTCGTCGGGCAGGTAAAAAACAAGACGAACGTCCCGGTCAAAGAGATCGACCATGTTAAGGACAAGATAACAAACCTTGAAAATAAATCGCACTACTTTGAGAATGGAAAAGTATTCATCAACAAGAACATGGATCAGAAAATGAAAGCATTGCTGATAGAACAGCTCACGAATAACTACCCGGCGCACGATGATATCAGGGATGCCGTGCTTATCTGCATAGATGATAAATCAGTCAACTGGGCGAAAGCCGCAGAAAATCTCGCAAAGGCAATGGCATGAACCTGAACCCTTTTAAGAAATCAGCCAAGGGAACCACCGGTGACTCGCTACAGAATACCATAATCAAGGTCGGCGCTTCCTCAAAGGCCGCCGCCGGTACCTACGTAACCGATCTCTACATCACGCGGCAGTGGGTACAGCTCAACGCGCTCTACCGCTCGAACTGGCTGACAAAGCGTATCATTAACCTGATCGCCGACGACATGACCCGTGAGTGGACTGATATCAGTTCCGAGATTGACCCGAAGGCAATCAAGTCAATCCAGCAGTACGAAAAAGCGCTCCAGGTCAGACATAAGTTCAATCTCGCGCTAAAATGGTCACGGCTCTATGGTGGCGCGATACTGTTAATGGACTTCGGCAGCACGAGCGATCCCGGAAAGCCGATTGATCCCCGCGTGGTAAAGAGCGCAGGTCTCAAGGCCGTCCATGCAATCGACCGCTGGCAGCTGACGCCATCAGGTTCCCTGGTTGACGATTCAGCAAGTCCGGAGTACGGACTACCGACACACTACATCTACAAGGGGCAGACTCTGCATCATAGCCGATGCATAAGACTAATTCCCGGAGAACTTCCGTACATCGAATCCTACCGCGAGAATCACTGGTCGTCCTCGGAGCTTGAAGCGGTCTTTAATACTGTTCGAAAGTACGACACCATGTCCGACATGACTATGGAACTCGCCCTGATCTCAAACTTGCGCTACATTGGCGTTGACGGACTCCGGGACAAGGCGGCGAACGGGTCGATAAAAGACATAATAAAATTGTTCAGCGTGCTCTCAGAGTTCGCAAATAATAATCGCTACTCGCTAATCGATAAAGACGATACGGTAACTACCCAGAACGCGACCTTTGCGGGCCTGAGCGATATCCTGCAAGATTTCATGACTGAGGTATCCGGGGCCTGCGAGATTCCACTCAGTAAGCTCTGGGGGCAGAGCATACGCGGGCTCAATTCGACCGGTGACGGCGAGATCAGGCAGTACTACGACAGCATCCGCGCAAAACAGCAGTCACTGATCCAGACCCCGCTTGATAAGCTCTACGCCTGTCTGGTGCCGTCCACGATAGGAAAGATGCCGGATGACTTTGCATTTGAGTTTAAGAGCCTCTGGCAGCTGAGCGACAAAGAGACTGCCGAGATCGGCTACCAGAACGCGCAGAGAGACTCAATTTACCTTACTGCCGGCGTCGTAACCGAGAAAGAGGTCAAGGAAGAACTCAAGCAGCGCGGTACTTACGACAATCTCGATACGAGCCTTCTTGATGACCCGAGCGAGAAGGATGACGGAACTGACTCTTCGAATAATAATGACGAAGGCAGTCTTGAAAAGGGAGTGAAGTAATGCACTGCTTCTTTACCAGTGAGCCCGAGAAAAAGAAATCAGAATCAAGAAGCATGAAGGTTGTCGAACTCCTGCGCGACAGGGACAAGAACGCTGACCGCGATATCGCCGGCATGGTAAATGACTACGTGGTATCAATGCAGTCACACGGATATGCAGTTGTAAACAACATTCTCTATCCGATCGTTAAAGACGGTATTAATATCTCAGGCTGGCGACAGGTTATAATGCTCAAATGATACAACTCCACGATACCAGGAAGGAATACTATCTCAAGGTTCAGCCGTTCCGCAATGAGGGAATCTACCTCAAACGGCGTGGCGACCGGTATATCCTGGTTGGCAATACCAAGGCAAAGAGAAACGGAAAGCCGTCAGCTGCGTCACTTCTTGAGAAAGCCGGTTTTCGTTTCGACACGAATCTCCGGGCCTGGATCATGCCGCCTCGTAAGGCCGATGCATACATCTACCAGGTTGTCGGTGATGCCCTGGGAATAAAGGTTGACATGCGAAAGTACCACCAGCATATCGGCACAGAACGGAAGCGAAATCTCCGGCCTATGAAGTACGACCGCGGCGTCATGGCCTCCTACATCGAGGCGACGACCGGATTGATCGGCAAACTAAGCGATGAAATAAAATCAAGAATACTGCCTGTCCTGAAAGCGAAAGAGAACCAGTATGCGACCGGTGGCACCGGTCAGGCTGAATACCTCGAAGAAGTCACCAATGCCATTGCCACCATAAAGCGTAACCTAAATATTGACCATACCGCAAAGACGATTGCCGAGGCAATAATAGGCAAGGCGGACCGTATCAACCGCCAGCGCATGGAAAAGTACGTGAATGAATCGACTGGATTAAACGTGACGCTATGAGAATATTCAAGAAAGCAAAGAAGCCGCCTGAGCCGAAAGAAGTGTGGATTGTCGGTCTTAAGGAAGAGCGTTTAGCCTCTTGGCAGTTTATAGGCTTATACGACAATGAAGTTGACGCAATCGCGAAGTGCTCATCCGTTAATCACTTCGTCGGGCCATTTATCGTCAATAGTTATATGGGGATAAACGAGACCTGGATGGGCGCGTACTACCCGAATCGCAACAAGATTAAAACATGAATACGCAAAGAGTAAATAACTTCATAAAGGCAAAGCTCATTGAAAATCAGACAAAGATAAAAAGCGTCGCAGAGGAGTATCTTGATGATCTCCAAAGGCGCATTGTCAATGCCACGTCGGCAGGGATGTCATTCAAGGGATTAACCGAGGAGGTAAGCAAGCAGTACGGCATCTCTCTGGGCCGGGCAAAGACCCTGGCGCGCACGGAGACCAGCAAGATAAGCGCGGCGGCAACGGAGGCGCGGTGCCGCGATCTCGACATAAGCGCATACATCTGGCGCTGCGCGTTCCTGCCTACTTCGCGCGATAGCCACGAGGAGATGGAAGGGATGATTGTTGATTACGACAACCCGCCGACACTTGATGGATTGACCGGGCACGCGGGAGAGCTGCCTAACTGTTATTGTTGGGAGAATCCGGTCATCCTAAAAGAAGGCGAAGACTCTACGCTTGATTACGATGACGACGAAGGTGATCGGGGAGAGGATGGAAGCATCAGCAGCAGGGCAATGGAAGCGGTAGATCGGGAATCGGTATACGTAAATTAGCAAAAATATCTTTAAAGGGGGAAGTATGAAAAGTTTCAAAGGATTCATGTCGCAGATGTTGATGTTTGTAATTCTCTTGTTCGTCCTTGCTTCGTTTGCGGGAGCGTTCGACTACAAGGGGAAGATCGAAAGCGGCTGGGTGTCATTTCCTACTGGAATTGAAGTACAGACCGCCGTCATTGAGGGTACGTTGAGCTGTCATAACTATGACGTGATCAGCGCAACCGATGTGAACGTGAGCGGAAACGTTACCGCAGGTTTCGGCGTCATAGCCGCGACAGCGAATATTTCAGGCGCTGCCGCAGTCGGGTCACTCTCTTCCGCAGGAGCCATTGCCGGTACAACCCTTGACACTGGTCAGGGTGCCGGCGAGCTGTACGGAATGAACCAGCCCGTTCTTACTACGAGCGATGTGACGTTTACCGATTTCCATGCTACCCGCTCAACAACGACCATTGCGACCATAGGAACAGCCAATGTCACCACGAGCAACGTGACGACCAGCAACATAACCACCGCCAATATCACGACCGGGAAATTCGGAAGCGGGGCAACCATTAACTTCAAGGGAATCTCATGCACTGCTGTTCTGCACGTGACAACTCCTGGGCTGTACGATGTCTATTACAACACGGACACGTTTAAACTCTATATTGCCACCGGTGCCACCCAGTGCGGATTCAAGGCAAGCCCAACAGCATATGGCGCGACTGACTAACAGGGGATACTATGCCTTTTCCAAACTACCACTCCGCACGAATAAAACAACCGGGCCAGTATGAGAAATTTGCGTACAAGAATATTGCGCCCGGAGTTGATGTCGTGCTGGGCATAAAAGAGGGGAAGTCTGAGGCGCAGGCGTATCGGTTCGACAAGACGAAGTTTGCTCCCATTGATGCGAAGAAGTGGCTCAAGAGTAACAAAATACACTACATCTCATTTGAGGAGGCGCGTTCCGTGGCTGACGGAAGGACGCCAGAGATAGTCGGAAGCGGCGCGGATACATCGCAACTGCTGATTGAGCTACCAGAGAAGCGGGAATACACGCCGGAGGGATACCTGATTGCCCCGTGTCGGATCATGCGGACTGGTATTCTGCTTTATTACGGCTACGAGCTAAAAAAGAACAATCCCGAACTTGACCTCGAAGACCTGCGCGTTTACCGCGTCTTCAATTCGCCCGATGTGCTTTTTTCTGACGAGACCGTAGAATCTTTTGAAAACAAACCATTCATCGGATTCCATGTTCCAAAGGTTGACTCCGAGAACTGGCGCGAGTTCTCTGACGGTTTCCTGCGCGATATACACCGGGACGAAGATGACTTCCTTGCTGGGACGCTGGTCATAACCGATAAGGCGTCAATTGACCAGGTGGATAACGGGAAGCGCGAACTGTCGGCGGGTTACGACTTCGTGATGATCGCGCGCTCCGATATGCCGTCAGTTTGCGATATTCCCGAAGACGTTGATTTTGTTCGAACCCGAATAATTGGAAACCACGTGGCCTCAGTTGATGAAGGTCGAGCGGGCCACGAATGTAAAATATCTGACGAAAAGGAGAAGGATATGGAAGAGCTCAAAGCTATGTTACAAAAGCTTCTTGATCTTGAAGAAGCCGAAGCCAAGAACATGGGTGACTGCGCCGCGAAGGATAAGCAGATCGAGGGTTTGCAGTCGGCGCACGACGGACTGAAAACAGCCCACGACGCACTTAAGTCCGAACACGAAGACCTCAAGACGAAACATGCGGATCTCCAAAAATCGCATGACGCGCTCAAGGCGAAGATGGAAAAGTCGGCCAGCGAATCCGATACCGAGAAGGCCGCCGAGGACAGGAAGACGGTATGCGACGAAGCCGTCCGGCTCGTTTCCGCGCTTGACTGCAAGGGGAAGACCCGCAGGCAGATCATGGTTGAAGCATTGAAGGCGAAGAATCAGGACTGCGCGGATCTGATCAAGGAAAATCTCGCCGGAGCGGACATGGCGCAGGATTCGGCGGACGTAACGGTTATCCGTAAAGCCTTTGACGCGGTATGTGTCGCATCGAAGGACAACGGCTTCGGGGCGGCTGGCGTACAGGCTCCGGGAGCGGATGCGCTCAGGGAAGCGGAAGACTATGGGAAGAAACTCGCGAAGGCTCATAACCTGAACGAGAAGAAGTAAAGAAGTAAAAAAATCAAAGCCCAAAAGGAGGGCGCATACGATGGTTGTTATCAACAACACACTCGCAAAGCTGGAAGGTGAATCTTCCAGGGTTAACGAAGCACAGCAGGATGAGGCGTTTGCGAATACCGGCGCAGCGGATATCCCCTTTGGCTACGTCGTAGTCAAGGACAGCTCAGAAAACGGTGGTGGTAAGCTCCCGGCGGCCGGAGACGATACCCAGGTGGGTATTGCCATCCGTGAAGTGAAACAGGGCGACGTGAACGGTGCCGCGAATGTCGGGATCGGAGAACAGGGAACGGTCAAACGCGTTGGTTACGTCTGGGTTAAAGTTGTATACGGCTATGCGTCTGTAGTAGACGGCGGGAAAGTCTACTACCGCTACGCACTCGGCGGTACCGGAAGCGCGACTCGTGCCATCGGGACCATCGAACAGGCCGCGGTGACCAGCGAAGTGATCGAACTCGTCGGCGCGAAGTTCAACGGGATTTGCGACTCCGACCAGCTCGTCGAAGTCAGGCTCGGAATATTCTAAGCTCCGGATAGCATCTTGATTCTCAAAAAGTAAACAATGACGGATTCCTTAAAAGGAGGAATAATAAGATGGGTAAAGAATTACATGGTTCAGCATCTGATGTAGCGGGGGCGATGACATTCCTCGTCGGGCAACTCGAATTTCTTGATCCGATAGTCCATGACCCTATCCACGCAGAGACTTACGCGAAGTATCTGTACGTCAAGACCGGCGCCGGATGGGTTGACGGGACTTCGTTCATCAACGCGAAAGCGGCCGGAGGAAGCCAGAAGCTCGGCTCAGCGCGCGCCAACGTAATACGCAGAATATCGGCTGACCTGACGAAGACGCTCTCGCCGGTTTTCACGTATCAGTCGGCAATCGATTACACCATTGCCGAACTCAACAAAGCCGCGAAAGCGGGCGTCAATCTCGATGATGTGTTCACCAGAATGCTCCGTATCGACTACGAGAAAATGGTTGATCGGATTGCGTTCGCGGGTGACGCGACACTCAGTATCCCCGGTCTGATCAGTAACCGTTCAGACAGCCCGTATTCCTACACCGTTACAACGGGAACCGGCGGTTACCTGTGGTCGCAGAAGACCTCAGCTGAGATTCTCCTCGATCTCGCCACCCTGCTCAGCACCTATCGGTCCCGCTCGGGCTATACGCTCTGGCCGAACACGATCCTGGTGCCGGAAACACAGTGGGGGATCATCTGCTCAAAGGACTCAGGAGTCGCTGGTTATCGGTCAATCCTCGACTACTTCCAGTCGAACAATGCCGCGACGAAAGACGGAACGAAACTGACCGTCGGGCCTTGCAAATGGTGTACCAGACAGACCATAGAGGGCGAGTATTTCGGCGGAGGTTCTGCTGGCTATGACCGCATGGTTGCCTACCAGAACAATGAGGCATACACTCGGTTTCACCTGCCGGTACCGCTCATCCGGGAAGATGTGACAAAGGTCGATCTCAAGATCAGCGTGCCCTACCAGGCGTTGATCGGCGGCGTGGAAGTAATACACACCGAATCTCTTGTCTACGCGGACAGGATATAAAAACAGCCACAGGGTTCAGGGATTATGGTGATGCCCTGATACCCTTGCGGCTGACGGGAGGTATCGCAACGTGGCAAAACAAGAACAGGCGCCGGTAAAGACCGATAAGCCTTCTCTTAAGGTAACGCTTCTCAAGACGAATCTCAATCTCAATGTTCTGCATAAAGGGGTCATATATCCACTCGATGGGTCTGACATTCCTGATGAGGTGATCAAGGACGGTGGGGTGAGGGAATATCTCAACTTGCTTGAAAAGGACGGCGTTATCAAGGTCGGGCCGAAAGATGCTCCGGCAACTTCCGTGGACGAAAGAAAGGGCGACGAAAAGAAGTAAGCAAAGAACAGAACCGGGGCGAGGTCATTTTGAGCCTTTGCCCCACAGAATCATCGGGGTTTTATGGACTACACGCTTGCGCAGTTCAGGACGAAGTTCTCGGAGTTCCCAAGCAGTGTCATCTCTGACGTTGACGCCCAGTCATTCATCGACGAGGCGAAAACGCAGCTATTTGAACATCGCTGGAAAGACCTCTGGACGCAGGGTATGAACTACTGGGTCGCTCATTTCTGCTCGCTCCGCAGGAAACAGATCGTCGGTGACGATCTTCCTATTCTGCCGGTCAGGGGAATCCGCACGGGAAATCTTATGCTCAATTACGACGCAATAAAAAACGGGACGGTTAATGAGAACTTCTTCCAGGGAACGAGCTATGGCCAGCAGTTCCTAAGATTGTCAGGAATGGTCGGCATGGGGGCCTTCGTCGTATGATACCGTACCGTATGCTTCCATCGACATTCTCGGTCTTTATTGTTACTGGTGTGAGTAATTCAAAAACAGGACAGATGGCCCAGACGATGACGCCGGTATCGACGGCGACCGGTATCAGGTGCAGGAACGACGAGAGCAAAGATGACCGGTACGTCGGGCAGACGGTTGACGCGGATAAGGCGACGCATATGCTCATGTGTAACTACCCGCTTCCCGGCTCACTGGTACTCGATATAAAAAGACACCAGATACAAATAGACGGAGAGGCTCCGTATTATCGTATTGTCAGGGTAAATGCGGCAAACGGACTGTTTAAAACACCTGATCACTACGAGATTTCATTGTTAAGGATAAGCTGACATGGAAGGCGGTTTCGATTTCAATTTCCCTGATGATTTTTTCGATAAGATGGGTGATGCCCAGGCGAAGGCGGCTACCAAGGCTGCGGAGATGACTTCCGAGCAGATCGTCTCAGAGGCGAAGAACAATCTCACGCCCGAGCACGGAGTCAGCGAAAACTACCTGAAAAGCAGTTTAACAAGGTCAACGGCGGCCCGGTCAAAGAACTATGATTTTACGGCACACTACGACGGAGACTCCGGGCCGATAGCGACTGCGGCGATAGGCGATAATGAGGTAGCGACAACGGTCGGTACTCCGCTCATGTACGGCGCCTGCCTTGAGAACGGGACACGTCCGCATTTCCCGCCGATTCAAGCGATAATCGACTGGGTACACCATAAGGGTTTGACGGGTTCTTATTCAATCAAAACTGGCCGCAGGGTCGGCGGCAAGGCTAATATCGATAGTGAGGACAAATCGCTCGCCTATGCGATCGCCCTATCAATCAGCCGTGTCGGTACGCGGGCCTGGCCCTGGCTCTTTCCGGCAGTCAATCGTGTTCTTAATAGTGATTTCTTTGAGCGCGCGCTCCGGCAGTGCTACGATGAGATGAGGATGGATATATGAGCCTGGAAGAAGACGTCTACGCATATCTGGCAGCCGATACTATCCTGGCGACATTGCTTGGGGCGACGGCGATTGATGCGAAGATATACCCACTCTTCGCTCCCACCGAGACGGGAGGATTGCCGCACATAGTATATTCCAGCCCAGGAGAGGGAAGTCCTGACGAATTGCTCGACGGAATGCGCCTGACCTTTAAGATCACAACGGACAACGACTATGAACAGGCGAACGCCATCAAGGAGCAGCTCAATAAACTGCTCGATTTCAAGCAGTCTCAAAAAAATCTCAATATACCAAGCAGCGACTTTAATATATATGACAGCCAAAAAAATGGAAAAACTGATGACTACGATAAGGAGGCGAAGCTGGTCATTAAGGTCCTGAACTACGATATAAAATACATCACAAAAACATTCTAACACAGGAGGCAGCACGATGAGCAAGGACAATATCATAGTTGGTTTTAGTAAGGTATCGACAATCGGAGTTGGTCTTATCACGGTGTCCGCTTACGGAGCGGCGAAGGGCGCTGGAACGAATCTCGGCCTGTCTGACGGTGGGATTGATGTTGGGTACAAAGTCACGACCTATCCTATCGAGGTAGACAATGCGCTCGGAGAAATTGACGAGTTCAAGACGAAGGAATCGCTACAATTAAAGTTCGGTATAGCCGAGGCGTCTGCCGCAAACCTTGCGCTCGCGATGGGATATCCGTCAACGGCGGTGGTTGCGGGAACTGCTACTTTCGGCGGAGACTGGACGGTAACGAAGTACACGGTTTATATTGATGTGAACGGCCCTGGTGGTGGCGTGAGAAGTTATACATTCATTCTCTGCACGATCTTGGGTGACGTGAGTCATAAGTACACCAAGAACGGTAAGACCATGATACCGTTTACGGTAAACGTCCTGCAAGACCTGACGGCTACCGCAAAGCAGCAGTTGTTTACTGTCGTTGATGCCTCTCTTGATACTACTGCTCCTACTATCGCGATGACGACCCCGACCGCCGGTGGCACTGTCGTTAAGACGACAAAAGACACCGTGCTACTTACGATCACAGAAGCCAACAACATGGACGTGAGCACGATTGTCTATGGCAACACGATAAGCATCCTTGACATTACCACACCCGCGTCGCCAACTCTTGTTGCCGGAACGATAGCCTATGACGCAGTTGCCAAGACGGTTACGTTCACGCCGACAAGCAGCTGGGCGACCACGCATACGTACGAGGTTGTTGTCACCACTGGACTGAAAGACCAGGCGGGCAATGCGCTTGCCACGACATTCGTCGGCGAGTTCACTTCGACTTCTTAACATTCACCTCCCGAGTGGCGAGCAGGGTTCCTGATCAAAGCCCTGTTCGCTACTTCGGAGATAGGTGAGTCCTCGGGAGGGACATCATGGCTGATATTGACGTTTTAGTTCCAAGAGAACGCATGAAATTCAAATTTAAAGACAGGTCGTATGAAGTAGGGGAGATGTCATTTGACCAAGTTGTCAGGATTCAGAGGTTTCTGATAGACCACGCTGTTTCAAAGAGGAAAGATTCAAAGGATGAGGTCATTCTCAGCGAAAGCAACAGAGATGACTTCATTTTTATTTTCGGGAACATAAAGCCTGAAAAAAGAGCAGGGCTGATAGGGATTTTCATTGACGAGAAAGATACCGATTTCGTAAGAAAGGAAGTATTGAAACACGGAAATGATTGCATGGATATCATCGAGGAGATATGCAATAATAACGATTTTGGGAAGATACTCGTATCTTTTCCCAGGGCGACACGGAAAGCGCAGGAACAGGTGATCCGGGAGCCGGAGCCGCCGAGGCAAGCGTAACCTGGATTGAGGTATTCGTTCAGATCGCATCAAAAATACATATCAGCTTAGAAACGATAGCTGATTGGCCGATGAGCAAGATCAGGGTTGTATTCAAGGAAGTCATGCGGCAACAGGGAATCATCCTTGTCGAAAAGGAAGAGTTTGAACCCGAGCAGACTGCTTCAATAGATCAACTGAGGGCCCTGGGTGGACGCATAGTACCCGGGAAAGGCAAATGAGATGGCAGACGTAGGGGAATTCGTTGCGACGCTGAGGTTTAAGCTGGACGGAGACGGCCTTAAGCAGGCGTCCGTCCAAATGGATAACGCTCAACATAGCGGCTCTATGCTCGATTCCGTCATGTCTCATTTTGTCTTTACGATGGGTGATGTCGTATCTGCGGGCGGCAAGGTTTATAATGCGCTGAAATCTGTTGCCGACGCAGCTATTACTGACGAGTACAACATGACGATGCTTTCAAGCGCCATGAAAAATCAGGGTGTATTCACGGAAAAATCAATAGAGTTAAACGAACAGTATGCGGAAACGCTAAGTCAACATTCGAGGTATAGCAAAGACGAACTCATATCGTTGATGGCAGTCACCACTCAGTACGGATTACATGATCAGAAACTAAGAGACACCACCCTGGCTGCCGTTAATATGTCTACAGCATTTGCAGCTATGGGTCTCACCGTCGAGCAAGCGGCGAAACTATTAGTAAAGGCGTCTGAGGGGAATACAACCGCTCTCTCCCGGTATGGAATAGTCGTTGATTCTACCATGTCAAAAGAGGAGCAATATTTAGCCCTAATAAAGAGATTTACCACTGACAGCAGCGCGGCGAATGACGCAATGAATACTACGGCAGGAAAATCGTTGGTCTTAAGTCATAACTTCGATATATTAAAAGAGAATCTCGGAAAGGGTTTATTGCCAGCAATAAATCTTGTAGTCGAGGGATTGAATAAAATAACAACCGCGGTAATCGGAAGCGGGCATCTCGACTATGAGCAGAAATTACTTGCTACGATGAAGGATCGCCTTGCCGCAGAAGAAAAGGATCTCGGGAGTGCGTGGAGAAATCAGGAATATACGAAACAAAGCATAGCCGACTATAAAACAAAAATAGCGCTTATCGAACAGGAGATAGCAAAATTACAATCAGATGAAGGCGCGAATACTCATAAATCAGAAGCCGAGATAGAAAAAGACAAAGAGACGGCGGCGAAGAAATCGGCCATAAAGGAAGAACAGATTACAAAAGAACAAAAATATGACGCTGACTATCTCGATTATCAGATGGCAATCGGAGAAAAAACCCTTGATGATAAGAAGAAAGAATTAGCCGCCGAGCTTGCCGCCATTACGGGTAATACCGTTGACGAAAAAGAATCACGCCTGAAACTGCTCCAGGAGATATTTAATATAAATAAGCAGGAATCTGCTGACGCTGAAAAAACGGCCGCCGATATCGAGAAAACAAGAGAAAAAACAGATGCTGATGAAAAAAAGAGATTGGATAAGATTATAG